TTGATTCTGATAATTACCTACAGGTAATTTGGTCCGTAATAACCCCACGATGCTGTACCGTTTAGAATATTACCTCTACTTTTGTTAGCAGGTCCTTTGTGGGAAGCTGGTTTTAATAAATCTCCGATATTAAATCCCTTTTTTAAATTATCACCCATTGAAACGAATGCCCATACTGCTGTACCACTCATAACTTTAGCATAAACTCTACCTATTTTATGGGTAAGTGGTTCATATGGTTTATATGTAAATTTAGAGTTCCATTCCGTTTCTCTTTTACTATTTACTGTCTCAAGCCATAATTCTAATTGTGTTGTCTTTATCATATTTTTCAATTTTTAATTGGTTTAGGAATTCCCCTATCTCTTACTATATAAAGATACGAAAAAAGCCTGGCATTACCAAGCTTTAAATGTTAAAATATGTTAAAAAATGTTAAAATTTAGGAATTACTTTCGACTTATTATTTGGTATATCCTACCATCATATACCCAAACACCTGCTTTTAATCCTGCTCTAACCTTATGATGTGAAACATCTAAAAATGATATCAAATCCTTTTGCCTAGTCCAAACATTTCCTAAATCATCTTTAATGATAACCTGCTTAGCGGGTGCACGTTTCTTAATGCCATCTTTGAATTTCTTAGATGTTTTTATAGAAATTGAATGTTGGTACTTTTGTTCATCCGTAAACGAACGTGGTGGTCTGTTTTTGTAACAATCATAACCCAACTCTTTCATATTAACGCCAAGATTCCAAGGGATATTACCTTTCTTCGCACCCTGCTTCTTTTTCTCTTTAGTAGATTTCATAGAAATAGTATCCCCACCTTCACCACCTTCAGTCATATTATACCCACATTTGTAGGTGTTGTGTTCTGATATGTGTTTTATTTCAAGCTCATTCAATGTACCCTTCGATTCTGCATTATCTATAATTTCCCAAACAAAATCACCAGTACCATATTTTCTAATGGCTGAGTAGAAATTGGTTTTTTTACCCAATCTTGCATTCTTCAAATGCTGTTGCTTTCTATCCACCAACCGTTTGGTGGTTTGTCCTATATAAACCTTACCCGATGTGGTTGATGTTACTTTGTATATTATCATTTATTCACCTTTATTATAAGTATGGTGTATTTCGAATAAACGATACGATTCACACCATTTATTTACCCCACTTCATTCGTTGGACTAGTTGAGCTATAACACCATAAACTGCTAAGTCTTGATATGTATCGGCTACACTTTCACCAACTTCATCAGGTTGCCCGAAAACTACCATTTGTTTAATTCTAGATATCTTATCATTCATCCTGAAAAACAACCCTGTCAATGATAGTTTCACATCATTGTCATTTGCTAATGGAGTTCCTACTGATATGTTATCAGGTCCGTAGTTTCGTTGCTTTTTACAAAATGTAATGTACATCTCATCTAATATGTTTTTAAACTCATCAGTCGTAACCGGGTAGTTCTGTTCACAATACTCAACTGCATCATGTTGGGGGTAAATTACACCCGATTTCTTTAAACTACGTTCGCCTGTATGAACTACCTTTGATTTTGCTTCTTTGATATTATCCATTTATTTGTTTCTTTGTAGGTTTAACAGGTGTAGGTGCTGGTGCTGGGATGAAGTATTTTTGTAATGCCTCTAATCTGTCATCAGCATCTACTAACATACTCAATGCTTCTTCAGCGTTTTTATAGAAATCCCCAGTCGAATGGTCACCTATACCAACAGGTCTAGTTTCTAATAACTCCAATGATAGGAGTGCTTTTGCTTTATCAGCCATTGCTGATGTTCGTAACATGTCTACTAATTTACTCATTTCTTTTTGTTTTTTAACAGTGCCGTAGCCTGCTTATCAGTTAATCCGTATTTCATTAATATATCCAAAACTTCGTCTTTTGGTAGGAGTTCCATATATTGGATAACTTCCCTCTGCGAAACACTATACCAAGTAGATAGATATTTTAACATATCTTTGTTATACTTACCATCAGCTTTACCTTTGATGTATTTATCAAATGTTTTTTGCTTTGGTAAGAAGTCCAAATATACTTTATATGTATCTCTAGCAGATAAAAGTCCTATTGTATATTTTTGAAGAATATTAACAATAGGCAGTAAACCTATATTCATGCTTAACCATCGATTTATTATAAAGGGACTGAATGATTTCTTATCCATATCTGATAGAGATTTCCAAGATGTTTTCTTTTCCTTTATACCCGATAAGTGATTGAATATAGATTTAGCTTTTACGCCTGTGCTTGCTTTTTTAGCCATTATGGTAATAATTCTTTTGGTAAGAACTGCTCTGATACATTTCCACAATCAGCACATCTTTGTACCGGAATTGGTAACATAGATTTCTTGCCGTTTGGAGATTGTACTGCTGGTACTACCTTATACATTGTTACTTCATTAAAGAATATACCTTCACATTCTTCACATCTAATTGTGTCCAACTTAGTTGGGTCTAACTGCATATTTGGTGCAGCTGGTTGTGGTTGGTTCATGCCAACCACTTTTCCGCTTTTCTTCTTCATATCTATTTGCTTTCTTCTACTGAAACTTTTCTGTAATCAGTTACTAATTTTTTGATTTCTCCAATTGCTTTTCTAGCTCTACCTTTAGATGCTTTCGTTGTACCGTTGTGTTCTGTTTCAAACTCAGTATATAATTCTTTAATTGATTCGAAAATTTGTTGTGATGTGTTCATACTCTACTTTTTTTTGATTTACTAATTGTTTATACAAATATACGAAATTATTTCCGTATATCCTAATTTATTTACGTTTATTATTGCATTACTTAATATCAGTTATGATATCTAATAACATTGCCATGATATTAATTTCCTTATCCACGACTGATGAATCTTTATATTGTGCATCTGCTATCTTTAATATAGTGTTACCAATTTTACCATTAGCGTAGTTATCCACTTCATCATACATAAATCTGTAAAATGGTGTGAAATCTCTTACCTTTGAATCTGCGATGATTTTCCTTACATTATTGAATGTATCCTTAACACTACTATTTGATTGTAATATTGTAAGTACCTCATCCATATAGTTAGCCTGAATTGTTGATGTTTTATCAATTTTTAATACACCATCTATAACTTGTCGTTGTGCTGCGTTTAAAACTCTACGAATATCAGGGTATCCACTATTTACCAATACTGCTAAATCGGGCATTTCATATGTTACCTCTTCCTCATCTAAGATTTGTTTCAATCTCATAGCCACATCCTTTTTAGATGGTGGTGTGATTCCGAATGTTTGGCATCTACTTTGAATCGGGTCGATTATCTTCTCTACATAGTTACAAGTCAAAATGAATCTTGTAGTTCGGGAGAATGTTTCCATTAAATTCCTAAGTGCTGCTTGAGCATTTGGTGTTAAGTAATCAGCTTCATCTAATATTACGATTTTCCAATCTTTAAATCCCATTGATGATGCGAATCCACGAATCTTATCACGAACTGCATCAACTGAATTCTCATCAGATGCGTTAATATACATTAAATCACAATCGATTTGATTTGTAATGATTTTAGCAAGAGTTGTTTTACCAGTCCCAGCTTGTCCGTATAGTAACAAATGTGGTACATCGTTATTCTCTATATAAATCTTTACCTTTTCAATGATGTGTTCATTACCAACATACCCCTCCATTGAGTCAGGTCGATATGCCTCCACCCATAACGAGTGCTTTTCTTTATTATTTACCATTTATGTATTATTTTCTTTTTAAATATATTATCTTCCAATTTCTGAAAAGTATTTAGCTTTGAAATCAACCCAACTCATCCCAATTCCCTGGATGTAGAACAAATGTTCCGGCTTTAGCCTACCCTCTGAATGTAACTTCTTATAACGATTGATAGCTTTCTTTTTCCACCAATTATTAATATACGGAATCCCATCTACGAACTTCTTTTTCATTACTAATTCAGATTCTTCAATTTCATCTCGTAAGAACGCCTGACCGTTGTCGTACATCATTGCCAAATACACGCCCCTGGCGAAACCATGATGGTATGCTGCTTGTTTGATACCACATTCTTTGAAAATCTTACTAAGAATCTTTTGTTTGATACCACTTACAGGCCCGCCTTGTCCTGCAGGTAATCCCATACTTATACCATTACGAATACGTTCGTTGATGATTGCTTCTTCATACCACTCAGAATGTTCTTCTTTAATATGCTGATGCCATGGTTCGTAAAACTTATCATCAGGTTTCAACGAAATCTTTCCTGCTGATTCACCTAATGTTTTAAAGTGAGGTATCCCATTGTATTGAGAATGAACCCCATATAATGATGTTGTACCAACTGCGATTAACGTTTGTCCGTATTTAGTTTTCCAATAATCTCGTACTTCAGGAACAGTAGTCATCATAGCGACTAATTTCCCACCTAAGAAATTATACCCTAATGGTTGAGTACAAACAATAGTAGAAGCGATTGTAGTATGATTCAGTTTTCCTTTTTTAAACTTATCATCCTTAGTCCACCCAATGTAGTTATCTCTAACTGCCATTGAAGTTACATCCGATGCCAATGATATTTGTCCTAAGAGTTTACCACTCTTTCTATCCTTAACATTGATTTTAACGTTACGACCAGGGTTTGCTGTAAAGTCCATTGAATGAATCATTCTACGAGCATATGTCCACTTAATGGTATCTTTGGGATCATCAATGATTTCAACATAAGGTTCTAACTCTTCAATCTCTTTGATAGTTTGTTCCAAATTGTTAATATCGGCTGGTTTCCATTGGGTATCATACATTGATGCTATTTGTGATTTATCTCTAATCATCTTAGTATCTTGTAATTCTATCCACTTTTTATATAGAACCTGCTCTTGTACAGACATTTCAGCGAGATAATCCATATTCTGAATTAATGCTACTTTCTGTGTTTCAAAATCAAATTCCGGCTTATCCGGTGTTGTATCCCAAAAATCCATACTTATTTATTTTTAATTGTTTACGTTGGTGTTATTTTATCTCTACTTAATTTCCACGAGAAAATAATTTGAAACTAAACCATCTCTTTCGAACTTAACATGTGCTAATCCAGCTGATGCTATTTTCAAAGTTGCTGATTTAGAACCTTTATTTGCGTTTAATATCTCTTTTAGATATTTTGCTGAGAATGATATTGGTTTGATATCCGTATCACATTTACAATCTACATTCATAGAGATTCTATTTGTGTTAATTGTTGAATAACCCAATACAACTTCACCTTTGCCGCCTGTACAAGTAAATGTAAATGTATCCGATTCGTTAAGTGCTCCTTTAGATTTAACAAATCTACTCGTAAACTCATCATCTAATGTAATGTCAGCATCGAATGGTGGAACTTGCTTTAAATCCGGAACTACAGGAATAACTGATAAATCTGCTAACATATAGTTTACAGATGTTCCTTTATCTGAAAATGTAAGATGTGATTTGTGTGCTTTAACATCTAAGTTAGATTCTACTACACCTAATAGTGCTTTCATTTGAGATGTGGTATAAATACCAAATTCTCCGTTCGGGAATCCACTTTCTGCGGATACTACCGTTCCTAATAGTGTTTTATCATCTGAGATAAAACTTACTTTCATTGAATCATCAGTTGATTCAATCTTTACTGATTCTACTTCGCCACCTAAGTTGTAACGATTGATGAATTGTTCAATACTTGCTTTTTTCATGCTTTAAAATTTATTGTTTATTGTTTATTTATACAAATATACGAATTCTTTTCCGAATATCCTAATTTATTTACGTTTATTTTCAGGGTGTTTGATTAAAATGAAAAGAATTGCCCTATCTTTTCTAAGTTTGGATTTGGGTTCTCCCAATTCATGGCGGAATAGAAATCATCCAATTTATTCTTTAGTTCACGTTCCCATAATTTATCATAATCGATGTACTGCTCTACTAAATCTAATATCTCCTTCGGATCATTATATCCAGTTAATCCAACGGTTTCTAATCCTAATGGATTGTTCTTCAAATACACATACTTTATTTTATCACCATCTTTCATTGGTTCATATTTAAACCCCGCCTTATAGTAATCCAATAGTTGATTATATGTGATTGCTGCTTTTACGTGTGCTGGTGTACCTTTCATAAACTGCCCCATTACTTGAGTAGCTGATGTGTACTTACTAATATCCTTAATTGCTGAGTTTTTAGCTATATCAACTGTATTGACATTAACCATATTATCTTTGTAATCCAAAATCTTACCATCAAGTGTAAGTTTATCCTCTGCTTTTAGGATATCCCATAATACAGTTGACATTACTTCTTTAAAGTATGTTGGAAATGAACTACGTTTTACATCTAAACCTTTTACATCTAACTTATCACAGTTTACTGAATTATCATTGATAATCCATTGTGCGTATCTTTTCTTTGATACCCAAAAACCACCTTTTGCGATAGTCTCTTGCTTTATATCAAATCTATGATTAGTTACATTAAACATCTTAGCTGCCATAGGAGTGTACATATTATTTATATGATCTTGTACTTCCTTTGCTACTGATAGAATTGCAGGAATCATCTGTGCATCATCATTTACATCAATTTCAGGATTCCTAACTTTAACTAATGGTTCTGCTTGATAAAAGACTGAATCTGTATCAACATAAATGTTGTAATCCTTATCTTCACCTGTAATTTTACTGTAATATTGATTTGCAATTAACTCAGTAGTTTTAATTACAGCTTGACCTGTAAGTGTAGTAGCTTCTGCGTTTTTAATGTTATAAAATCTGAACGATTCTAATCCCATAACACCATATAATGAGTTCAGCATAATCTTTTGTACTAACTGTCGTTGATGATAGAATTTATATTTATCATCATCACCAGCTTTTCCGTATTTCTTCATCTCATCTTTATACTCAACACGCTTATCAAACCACACATTAAGAATCTCCGGTATTACACCCACACTACTTTGGTCGTACATTGTACCATTTGCAGCCACACTTATATTCATTTCCTTAATGAAATCATCGAATGTTTCCCTATCCATTGGTTTTGATATATTACCATGCACATCTGTTATTTCAAACTTAGGGATTTCGTTTTTCATATACCTATCCGTTGAGTAGTTGGTAATATTACCAATCTGCGTTTCGGGTGATATATTAATACTTATAATAATCATTGGATATAATGATGTTAAATCCAAATCATAAACCCATTTATAAAGTCCTGGAATTGGTGCTTTTACATATGCACCTTCAAAATCTAGTTTAATTAGATAGGTAGATACCATATCAAATGGTATTGGATTCTTTAATATAAACGAATTGGTGCTGAAATCAATATCATCATACTCAAGTGAAACCTTAGATGATTTCGTTTTGAATATTTTTAACTTACCCGAACGGGGTGTTAATGATGGTAGTGAATTAACATATAATTTAGTTTCACCGGCTCTACCCGATGTTATTTTCATTGATATTCTATCAGGTTTGTTCGGAGCTACTCTACCACTTCTACGTAAGAATGTTAACATTGCACCCTCTAACCATTTTGATGAGAATAGGAAATCTTCATAGAACACATGCCCCGTATGGCATATTGCCCTTGCTAAATCAATATATTGTAGCTTCGCATCCATATCAACGATTAATTCAACATCCACTAAATTGTATTCAATGAATTTCTCTAAATCATCTCTGAATAGTTGATCTAAATTTCCATCATATTCAATTTTACCTCTACCTAATGTCATACGAGCGATAGTGTCTAATCTATAATTCGGATGTTCAGTATATGTAAAGTTTTTGAATAGAGCCATATAATCTAATGCAGATACTCCGGCTATGATATAACGTTGTCTGTATTTATTCCAATGTACTTTCTGTATTGGTGATAATCTGTTTGCGTTTTTTCTACCTAACAAGCGTTTCATTCTATTGTACAGATATGTAACATCAAAGAAATCAATATTCCACCCAGTAATAATAGTAGGTGATATTTCTTCCCATTTGTTTAAGAATGCTGATAACATATCTTCTTCACTTTGGAACGAACGAACCATAGCACCTTTGATAGTTTTATTGATTTCTGCACCTGGATTTATAACATATACATAATAATCATTTGTTACTGAATCATGGAATGCTACTGAAGTCATTGCGTTTTCAGCTTCGGTAACATCTGGTAGGCCTGAATTCATTTCTACCTCTATATCAAATGTTAATACAACATTTCCTTTGGAAACTTCATCTGAATCTCCATATTCATCAATTAGGAAACGAGTTATCTCATTTACATCAGATTCATATAATTTCAGTTTATCTTCACGATTCCAATAATCTATTTTCTTTAATCTTTCACCGTATATCGATTCATATGAACCGTTACCATCTTGCACATATGCATAGTTTCTATACTTCTTTGTGAAGTAACCTTTTTGATCATCCCAACAATGGATAATATTCGCCTCTTTTTCAAAATATACATTTTGGTACATAACTTCTTTTTTTGTTTTTCAATGTTAAATATACAACTTTATTTTATTTAAAGCTTTCACCTGTTTTTAAATAATTAAAATTAGTAATGAATTCACTCATACTCCCAACAGTTCCAATGCAGAAACTACGACCATCTAACTGACGAACTTTATCGAAATTATATCGGTAAGCTTTTGATTTCATCCAATCATGTTTCTCACGTAGATACACTACATATGATTTTTGTTTAGTTTTATCACTAACCGATTTTAACAATCCCCGAACAAAACTTACTTCTCCAAATTTACTGGGAGACATACGGAATATAATATTAAGTGATTCACCCACATATATATCAGAATTAGATTGTAATAATTTGAAGCCACCTGTTTTCATAATAGGTGAAATTATAGTTTTCATTAATTCTTTCTTTGCTTTTACATCCTCTTTGGGATTTCCTGATTTTATCATAACTTTTTATTTTTTATTTTTTAATTATTAGTATTTATCCATAAATTCAAAATTAACCCAACCTATTTGGTAGTGGTCTAATAATGATTTCATTACATTGTCTGCAGCTGTATTTCCTCTTTTATTCCAAGATGAGATATCTCTATAAGATGCGAAGTGTACCAATATTCCAATGTTTCCAAATTTCTGAACATTACTATTACCCCTTCCCTCATTTGCTACTAACTCCTTTAGTATATCCTCATATCTAATAATCGATGATGAAAAACAAAACCACTTAGTTTTACTCAGTTTACTTTGAAGAACTTCTACTTTTGCTTTAGTTTTATGCTTATTAGATTTCTGAGAATATCGTATAAGTGGTACAAGTTGAAGTGAAGCACCTTGGTCAATCTGTGCAATTGCTTCATTTATAACCGATTTATATTCCTTTGAGTTGAACTTCAATATATCACAGATGTATTCTCTATTAGATTCATCTTTAATTGGTCTATTAAGATTTCGGTACGCTTCCATCACATACATAACTGCATCAGGAGTGTTAGTTGGACTGGTTGGTTTTTCTGGTTTTGGATTTAGAGCCAATCCCAATGCTCTCCTATCACTGTCATTAAAGGTTGAAACTCTACTCCATGGGATAACTTTATACTTCAATTTAGTACCATGCTTTGAATCTATGGTAGCTTGTGCTGTAGTACTTCCATTTATTAATCTACATAACCCATTCGAATCCTCTATTAGAATTAACGGATTAGTGTTTGAGGTATCACCCTTATCATCAATTAATGTTTCAATAGTTTTGGTGAATGAAGGATCACTAGCGTTTATTCTAACCTGAATACCATTATCAAGTAATTTCTGTATCCCTTCGATATCTAATTCATCATCTTGCAACCATATATCACTAGCGATATCTGTACAGATGGATGAAATCAGTTGGTTTTTAGATGCCGAATAAGCATCACCACCATTGGTTAAATTGTACCAAAGATCACTCTTTGATGCATCTCCTGTCTTTAATTCCTTACGTTCATAGTTTGATACTTCATCTAAAGTTCCATAAAACGTTACAAAATATTCCCATTGATGTTTCATATTTTGAAAGTCATCAATCATTTTTGGATTTTGTGATGAGTGATGATATCCATCATTCACATATCCCTTATGTTTTCCACCATACATTTTGTTGGTTGTCGTATTCTTCCACATATAGTAGAAGGCTGCATATCCTCCAGCTGGTGCTGGGGTAATATGACTTTTAGTTAAATTTGCCATTATATTTATTAATGATTAGTTGAGCTTTTCATATGAGGGTGTCAACTGTTAAACCGTATTATATTACAAATATACGACAATTAGTTGGATTTACCAAATGTGTATCATTTTATTTCAATAAAGTTATCAACATTTTACCAAAAGTTTATTGAATTTGATTCTTCAGGTGGGTGTGTTGTATGAGTTATAACTTCGGTGTTGTAGTCATTTAATTCTTTTGGATAAGGTCTAATTTCATGCTTTAAGCTTTTCATTAGATTCTTCTTTTCCTTTTTGCTTTGAGCAAGTATCTGAATGTACCTATGTTTTGGTGGTTCTTCACGTCTCCAAAATTCAGCATATCCTTCTTTGCCGATTTCTTTACGAAGATGTTCTAAGTTACCACTACCCCATAATGAATATACAGTTCTACTATGAATCCAATTATATGGTTCTTTACTTAATGAGATACCCCAGTTTGCCATCAATGCGTAATCTGTGTTTAATCCCTGATAAATCCAATTGGTAGCTTTGTAAATACCACCAACGTGTCCTTGTCCGTTGTTAGCATAAGAAAGAAGAACTTTTATATTCTTATCGTTTTGTTTTAACCATTTAAAGGTTTGAGCCATTACGTGAGATTCAATATTAGAACCGTAACCATCATCTATATACAATCTAGTAAGTTCCAAAACATTATCTTTTGTTAATTGTTCAGAAATTGATGTTGCTGCTCTAGCTCCTACTGGGAATCCATATACTGCTACTCCAATTAATTTATCATCTCCAAATTGTAATGAATCTTCATCAGCTTTATAGTAAACACCTAATGCGTATCTACACATACTCCATGCGTGGGTATAGTGTTTTTTGATAATCATATCTTTAGCGATACTCTTAGCGATTGGTGCTATATGCACGCGTGATACATCGCAATATTCTTTACCTACCTCTTTCATAACTGCTTATTGATAATTATTAAATTCCCCGAACAATAAATGTCGCCAGGTTTCTCCTTTTACAATCCTACGGATATTAGCAGGTGATACCCCATTATTTCTTGCCAAAACTTTGATGTTTCGGTGTCCTACTTTATATAGGTTTCTAATAGATTTCACTTGCTCTTCTGTAAGCTTATGTGCTGGGTGTGATTCTCCTCGTAGTGCCATTCTCTTTCGTAACTGTTTCTTATTGTAAATATACAACTTTTTTTTCAATATTCCTAATTTATTTCAATGCATTTAAGTAAGTAGATGCTGATTGCACTCCACTAAACCTTTTTACTTCCATTCCAGCATCTATTAATATAACTGTTGGAACACTTCTGATATTGTATTGTGATGCTAAATCGGATTGTTTATCCACATCAATTTTTTGAACTTCAATAGATTGTCCTACTTGATTCATAATTGGTGCTAACGATTTACAGGGATTGCACCAAGATGCACTAAAGTATAAGTATTTCATATTATTTTGTTTTTTTGTTTTATTAAAAATGAAGTGGGGGTGTAGCGAACCCCCCACTCCTCCGTTACTAGTAACGGTCCTAAAGAATGGTTTTTACACCATACTTAATTATTAAGTAATTTCACAACTCCCACCAGCACACGCCAATTCGCCTGTTAAATCAGTTTCATCATCTAATTCTACGATTTTTGTTAAATCAATTGAATTTAGAGTTTTTACCATTTTATCATAAGTGTATTTAGTACAATCGGTAAAAGGTGCTTGAGAATAACTGCCCCCATCCTGTGGGAGAACTGATAATCCATTGAAATGATTCCTGTGCTTCCACATCCATTCGCCTGTCTCTTTCCACTCATCAGGTCGTAATGAAACTGTTGCTGATACGTTATGTGTATTCATTCCTTTTGTATGACCAGGTGCAACCCATTCATCATATACTACTTTTACTCGTTCTAAGAAATCCGATGCTGATTCAGTTCTTAGTACGGAATTTTTAGGTGATTTTTGAGGGACCATAATTATTCCAGTCGTATGAGGTGAGAATATATCATCTTCTAATAACTCAGGATGATTTTCTGCTAAATACGAATAAATTGCTTCGCTCTTATTCACTCTAATACGTCTGATATAATAATCATTATGCCATGCATGTATACCTGATGATGTACCTAATACTAATGAAGTCGTTCCGCTGGGTTTAACCGTTGTACTACGAGCTGATTCATTAATACCAATTAGATTTGCTATTCTTTTATTTTCTTCTTTAACCAACTCTGCGGTTTTAGTCATATCATATTTAAGTACTTTACCCGAACCGATACCAGTCATTGAGATTCCAATAAGTGCATCTTTCTCAGTTGTACGTTTCCAAATATCTCTTAAATAATGGAAGTTGGTGTATCCTGCTTGAAGTGTACCAATAAATGCTGCTGCTGTTGCACGTTTATCGAAATCTTCTTGCGATTCTATATCCGATGCGTTGATTTCACATAGATTACAGAATTGGAACGGTCTTAATGCTATCTCAGCACAAGGGTTAGTTCCCCAATCCTTATCATTTGAAAAGTAGATTCCAGGTTCACCTGCGTTTGATAACTCAACTCTCTTAAATAAATCTAAAAAGAACTTCTTTGATATCTTACTTCTTAAAAGAACTGCTGAATTGTTAGATCTTCCTCTTTGTGGATTTAATTCCCACCAATTGCCCGATTTACAAGAAACCATGTCCATATCATCAGCGCTGAATAGTGAAATTAGTGCTGCTCTTCTAATACCACCCGTTAATACTGCATCTGCAATATGACAAATGATATCATGTACTTCTACTGATGTTAATTGAGTACCATTTTGTTTTGCATCAAATATTTTTTGAATATTATGTACACAATCCTTTAATGGTTGAGGTCCTGGAGCTTTACCACCAGAAGTTATCAATCTAGCACCTTTAGGTCTAATATCTGAATAATCGAAATTTGGATGTGATTGAACTTTACCGAAATACGATTTCATTAGTATTTTAATTGCATCTGCCCAACCCTCAATTGAATCGTTAATTAAATACCTACGAGTCTTACCCTCTAATGGTTTAATGATTGGAGGTAATTCAGCAACATGATGTTGTTGAACACTATACCCAACCCCAGTTCCACCTAACAATAAGAACATAATTTCACCAAATGCACGATAATCATCGATTGGTGCGTATGCACAGTTGTAAATTCTATTAGGAGAAATCTCAATTGGTTTTCCACCGAACTGCAATGACCTCATAGATGGTAACACCTTTTTGTCATAGACAAATTGATATGCTTTGATAATCTCATCCTCTAACTGTGGGTATGAGTTTATGTGCATTGCACGGTTACGTGTTACTAACTCTTCCCAGCTTTCACGTCTATTATGTTCAGGCAGATACCGTGCGTATTTCATATACACCGATATATCCGATAAGATTTTGTTTGAAATTTCCATTTATGTTTTATTTATTTGCCAGATGAGCCGAAACCGCCATCACCACGCTCTGTTGTTGTTAATTCTGTTACTTCTTCTATAATCATTTTTGGGTATGGCATTATAATCAATTGCCCTACTCTATCACCAACATCGTATTTTACCGGTGCTGATTCTGATGTTGGTTTGAATTTAAATATAAGTTCACCACGATATCCAGAATCAATTACACCAACTGAGTTGGCTAGGTTCATTGTGTATTTACTTATACTACTTCTAGGGAATATATACCCAACATACCCATTTGGAATTTCTATTGATAACCCAGTACCGTACTGATGATTACCATATTTATCCATTACTGCTGTTACCGCAGTTAAATCCATCCCAGCATCACCATCTTTGGCATATCTGGGTATTACGGCGTTTGGGTGTAGTTTCTTTACTTTAATGTTTACCATATTTTTATGTTTATTTTGCTTTAAGTTTTTAATGTTTTATTAATTGAGTGGTTATATATATATCAATTAAAAATCGATATCTCCCTTTAATTCGTTATACTTTTGTAATAAATTCTGGCGTACCATACTTTCTCCCTTATTCATTTCGGTTTTAGTATTTTGACCGTCAATGGAGTTATCTGAATATATACTCATTCTCCCATTACTCATATTTGCTTTAGATGGTAGAGTCATTCCATCAGGTCCGAATCTATTTTTAATAACATGCCATCTTCCAGTACCTGCTAACTTATCTTCAATCTTTCTACTTAATGAAACAACAAAATCTGCTGTCATTAACTTAGAGAATGAACCTGCTATTGATGTACCTGTAATAACATCTGCATCTGCACCACTTCTATTAATTTGAGATGCTGTATATAACGGGCATTCATATTCACCTGCGATACCTCTCAATCCCTCTACTAATTCTTCGAGTTCTTCGTGTCGTTCCTTTCTACTGTTTCCTTTCAATAAATCAGCGTAATCACAAATTATTACATCAGGTTTCTTTCCCTGTAATATTAATTTATCTAAACTAGCTCTCATTGCGTTCAATCCAGCTGATTTAGTAGGCCAATACTTAACTATCAATTCACCTTTTAAATTACCAACTTGTCGTTCTACATCTTCAATGTTAAATTTAAGGTTCTGTACTGCTGTACCTGTTAGTATAGCATCATATCTCTGACCTACATAACCCTCATTTAACTCTAATGTATAATGAACTACGGTTTTACCAGCTTTTACTGCTGCCATACCAACATTTATTAATGCCCACGATTTACCAATACCCGGAGGTGCTGCAAATAGTATAAGTTCACCTTTTCCAAATCCACCATCTGTTAATTCATCGATTACATCCCAACCAGTCGGAATAACATTCCTAATGTTTTGTTCGTATCGTGCTTTAACATCTAATTTGTATTCATGTCCGATATCAGTATCTTGCCCCTGTTTCATAGCGTTATCAATCTTTTCTTTGATAACATCGAACTTTCCCTCTTCGAGTAATTGTACAGATTCCAATATTGCACTCTTAAAGTTTTGGTTTTTACAAAACTCTAATGTTTGTTCCTTAACATAATCCAAATCATCGGATTCTAATTGATTCCAAACTTGCTTTAAGTTATCTAAAACTGATTGCTTTAATACATCTCTTTGAACTTTGTTCACCTCAACTTTAAAAACATCTAAAGTAGGTAGTGCCCCAAATTCATCAAAATGTGATAATATTATCTTTACTAACCATTCGTTAGCCTCAGAATCAAATGCATCTGGTTTTAATATATCATAAACCGTTTGTAGGAATACTCTGTCAGATAGTAACGCTGATATTATTTTTATTTGGAACGATGTCCCGAATTTTTGCCCAAATTTCTCCATATGATGTAAATATACAATTATTATTTTAAACTACCAAACTATTTCCTAGTTTGTTTTGAATATGTATCTAATTCTGTCCAAGTATTAGCTAACCACACCTCAATATTCCTAAAAGCTGTATATAGTTTATCAACCATAAAGTCTTTTTTGAACTGAAATGAGTTTAATCCCTCAATTGGTGAATTAATCATATTACGAACGGTTGAGGTTATTGCTGCACTCAACATATCCGGTTCTTCTAACTGCATTAAGTCATAGTTCAATGTTAATACATCTTTACTATCCATTATCTTTGCCTTTAGCTTCTCATCATCTAACTTTAACACATTTTCAAATAGTTTATCCATACTCATATTATCTTCTTGTAAGAATGGTAACTTATTTATAATGGTTTTCGGTCCGACCCCTCTAACTCCTGGGATATTATCTGATTTATCTCCATCGAATATTCTGAAATACACCAAATTCTTTGATGGTACTCCATATAATTCTTTTACATCATCGGGATGCATCCATTTCTTCTTAGTTGGTTGATATACAGAGATTCTGTCATCAACTAATTGTAAGAAATCTTTATCGGATGAGATTATCATAACTTCTTTTTTGAATACGTGCCTAGCCGCATATGCCATAATGTCATCTGCTTCAACGTGGTCTACAAAACACACATCTATAGGTAGTAAATCTAAATACCGTATTATAGTATTGAATTGATTCTTCATAGATTCCCTTTGGTCCTCTAAATCTTCATATCCTGCTAATCGGTTTACCTTTGTCATACCAGCTCTTCCTTCCTTATAACCTTTATACATTTTCTTTCTACGAGCTGAACCGCCCTTTCCATCAAATACCATAAAAACTCTAGTAGGTTTATTATTTCGGATAAGAGCGCCGAGAGATAACAGAAACCCTGTTACCCCACCGACGTGATTCCCATCATCATTTAAAGTTGGAACTGCTCCAAAACATCTGATAAACATATTAAGACCATCAACAATCATTACTTTATCATTAACATCGCCGTGCTTTGTTTCTGATAGATTGCCAAGTATTTCTTTATATTTCGTGTCCATCATCTAATTTAGTTGTATCTGTGTTTGCGTTTTCGGATGCTTCTTTGTATCCTAAAATATATGCATCACAGATTTGTTTATAAATCTCGTCCTTTAAATCTGGTCTGTCATCTAATTTCTTTTCGAAATCTTTTGCTTGAAATTTGACAATCTCACCAGTCGTTTCCGAAGTCCACGTATACCATGCACCACCTTGTTCTAATAATTTATATGTTTTCATAGTGTTAAGCCATGAAGCATATCTATCAATACCTCTATCAAAATAAATCTCAAAATCAATTGAACGTAATGGTGGTCCCATTCTGTTTTTAATGACCTGAACTCTTGTCTTAATACCAACCGGCTGTTCTACACCACCGATTTTAGCGTTAAGTTTTCCCATCTGTTTCATTCTCAATCTACAGGATGCGTGAAACCCTAATGCTTTACCACCTGATGTTGTATATGGGTCACCAAATGATACCCCCATTCTAACTCTAAGTTGGTTTGTGAATACTACTAATATTCTTTCTCTTCCGATAAGGTTAGTAATCTTTCTCATTGCCTTTGAAATGATTATAGCCTTTTGGGTTGCGTAACCCGCTTGGTCATAATCAGCTGCAAGTTCAACCTTAGTGGTTGCTGCTGCTACTGAATCAACTACAATTGTTACTAATCTTTTCTTATCTGATTTTCTTACAGATTCAATAATAGAATCCATTGCATCAAAGATATCTTCCACAGTTTCTAACGGTACATAAAGTAACGTATTTGTGTCAACACCTAATGCTTCTAAAAATTCTTTATTGATTGCGTTCTCTGTATCAATATACACTGCTAATCCACCTTTCTTTTGGCAGTTTGCTAATGTATGTGCTGATAACAAAGATTTTCCACTTGCTTCTAAGCCCGTAACCTCAACTATTCTTCCAACAGGAAACCCACCATTTGGTCGGTTTGATATTGCTAAATCTAACATGTCATCTCCGGTAGACACCCATTCCGTTAAATCGGTGGGTGTCTCCTCAGAGCCATCTAAGAAATATGCAACTTGTGCCTGTCCTTTGAATTTTTTATTAAGATTAACGGCTAGAAGTGATGCTAATTCATCTCTATTAGTTGCCATTTTCTCTTAATTTTTAGTTGTTAAATAAATCATCAAATGCATCTTTCACATTAGCTACTTTAGCTGATGGAGTTGTTGATGCTGATGTGTTTTGTGTAGGTGTTTGTGGTTTCTGTGCGGGTGCACTTTCTGCTTCTGCAGAATCTCCAACTTGCCCAGTTTCCATCCATGTTTCTAATAAACCTTTCATATCATCATATGAATGTTTTTTGAACATTCCAGGTAACTCAATCTGGTCTTTTACCATTGTCAACACATTCTTATCTTCTGAGATAGATGTTTGATTTGGTTTAACTCTGATATAAGTTTCAGGGTAGTTTTTACCTAATTCTTTTGCTGTTTTGAATTCTACGGTGATATCTCTCCCACTCATTGGGTCAGTTAAATCTCCATAATCCGGGTCAGCGAAGAATGCAAGTAGTTCTTGGTAAACTGTTTTACCGAATCCCCAAAATTTAACTCCCTCTGATTCTTCACCACGAACCAATACTGGAACGTAAGTTCTCATCTTAGGTGTTAATTGTTTTGATAAATTCCAATCATTTCTATCGCCTGTTGCTTTAAGTTGATTAGCGAACTCCACTAAAGGGTCAGCCTCACCAAAGGTTTGAGGTGAAAGAAGATTCTTACCACCAAATCCATAGTGAAAGAATAATTCAATAAAAGGGTTGGATTCGTTGTGCGTATAAGGAACTATCCTTACTTGCTGTTTGCCTGGTTTAGGTTTCCACAGATTATCTGTTTTCGTTACCTTTGTCTGTAGACTGTCTAGTCTGTTGCGGATTGCATCTAAATCGATTGCCATAATTTTTCCATTTTTTAGTTAAATAATAATTAATTAATACAAATATACGAATTATTTTCCAATAATCCTAATATTTTTCAGTTTTTATTTTCAACGTTAATTTAAACCCATACGTTGACCTGGTCTTAATTTTTTATAGTGGATTAAAAACCACCGATTATTTATTTTTCTGTGAGCGAACTTTACGCTAATTCAAAATAACCAATAAATATACTACAAATATACAAAAAAGATCTGGACTTTCCAAACCTTTCTGTATATTTTATTCTTTTATTTAATTAGCTTCGTAATTATGCTTATCATTTTTTTCATATGTGAATCGTAATTTGGTAAGCCACCTTCATATTCATTAGAATCTGTTGAATATTTATCTAATGCATTTATGATGTTTGCCGCTAATTTATTTAAGTTAGATTCACTTTTAGCTAATTTTCCAATTACATTTACCATTTTTGTCATATGTGCACCATGAGTTGACAAACCGTATGTGTATTCATCCACATCTCCAGCATATTTATCTAATGCGTTTATGATGCTTTTAGATTGGTTATCAGATATACTGATGCTTTCGTTTAGATTTCTTAATGCTTTGATTTGCTTATCCATTAAGATTCTGTGTTCGTTTATGTTTGCCATAATTTATTCCTTTTTTTGTTTTTATTTTATTCTTTTATTTAGTAAGCGAATGCCCCTTTGTGCTTTTTAGCCATTTTCATAGCGGCTTTCATTGCAGTAGCTTCATCTTTGATATCACTAAATCCGAATTCGAATTCGTTAGCCCATATTTTCATACCTTTCTTAGCTCTTAATGTTACAACCCAATAACCATCCATATCCTCTTCAACATCTAATGTGTTTTTTCCACCGGGTGTACTGAATCCTGTGATGACCGATACTCTACCATTTTTTTTAGTTTTGTGTTCGATTTCACCACCGATGATATTTTCTAAATCTTTCATTAGTCTGTTACCGTTACCGGATGACATTCCCATTCCTTCATTTACTGTTTTAAATGATGCAATTTGCTTATCCATTAAGATTCTGTTTTCGTTTATGTTTGCCATAATTTATTCCTTTTTTGTTTTTATTTTAAGTGTGTATTAATAAGTATTAAGTTATTTTAGATAACATCAACTATTCTGAATAGACGTGTTTTCATTATCTTATAGGTATCACCATCGGTTAATACCATTGAATTTTTGTAATTTTGCCAATCAACCTGATATGATTTATCCATTGTTCCACCGTTTAAGTCTACTATCAAACTATTTAAAGCGTTAATAGTGTACATAGTGTTACTTTCTTTCTTACGATGTACCATTATAGTACTTGGTAAGAATTTAGTGGTTCTATCTGGTATTATATTATAACTTATCACCAACTCTTTGGAAGGGTCTAGCTTTAATATAAATATCTTTCTGCTGAATATCTCATATCTTTCAAATACTTTTGCAAGTAAATCTTCGAAAGATGCCTCATCTGTAAATGTACATAGTAGTTGTGTACGCATTCATCTCTCCTGTATTTATCCGTTCTTTAAGCACTTTTGTAAATCTTTACCAAAATTACCTAAAAGTGAATTTACACCCACACCCTTAGTTCTATATTGTTCACTTCCAATCTCAATAACCTTACCGTTCTCATTATTATTGAATGTCAATGATTGATTTTTTGATGACATTTGCATAGTTTTTCTTAGATGTGCCATAAGTTGCTTCTTCCCATCAATCGAATCTAAATCACCACTATATCCAGATAAATTAGATATACAATTTCGTATCATTTTCGAATTAACAGTCTTACCATCTACATTCATATCACCAATATCCTCTTCTTCCCCCATTATGTATCTATCCCAATGCATTTGCTTCATATATGATTCAATATATGCCTGCTTATGTGGTCCGTTGAGTGGTGGTTGTGGTGGGTTCGGTGCGTTTTCTTTTTGGTATTTTTTGTCTGATATATCTAAATCGGTTACAATTTGCGTATGTGCCTGTGTCATTGCATCTCGGCTACCATCACCTATCGGTAAAACCCAATCCAGCTCTGGTGATAACAATGCATTTAATGAATCGGAATCAAATGGGGTGGAATCACTATTCTTATATCCATTTAAAGTTTCCAATGTTTTTTGCTTTATCTCATCATCGGATAATGTGGGATTTTTATCTCTAATTCTACTATGAACTTCTCGTGCTAACTTAACGTTATCGGAAAGTTTAACTATCATTTTATTTACACTTGTCGTTGTATCACCTGCTTTAGATACATCTATTACCGCTCCCGCTATATCATCATCGGAATATGGTGGTTGAATCCCAGCTCCTTCTAAAACTTTAATTACCTTTTTACCAATACCAGCATTGTTGGAGATTTCTTCTTTAATTTTAGCTAAATAATTAGTTCTACCCTTTGAACCTGCGCCAAAGTTTTTAAATTGATTACCCAATTTATGTTTTTTTGAAAATTCAAAGGAATCACTTACGTTTCCTTGCACCGTTCCACTCGGTCCCTTTGATGCTAGCTTGATATTCCCTGCTGCAGTTTGGATTATAGTATCAATACTACCTATTATTTCATTAGATTTTACTTCACTTAAATTATATTCATCTGCGATAATAGGTAGTATTGATTTCATCACTTTACCACGCTGATTAACCGTAGTATTAAATACCGGGTCCCCGAATTTCTTTTTATTTGAAGTGTGCTTGAACCCAATATAACCTTCGGTGGTTTCATATAAAATACCCGTATCAGTATCCTTCCGCTTCTGAATGAAGTTTAGTTGCCTTTTATAGTGAGTAATGGCCTTCTTATCATTACCTGATGTAGCTTCTATTATTTTTTGTTTAAATACATCTATTAATTTTGCCTTTGCACTTCCAGAATTGTTAACCGGATCCATAACACCAATTGGGTATGGTTTACTTTGGGGGTTCTTAAATCTATATTTTTCATTACTTCGTAATTCACCCACTTCGCTCCGGCCCGTTTTATATGCGACCTTTAACCAATCTTTTATACCAACCTCTGTCATTCCTTTACTAATTGGGGAATCCCTAACTTCATTATAATTTTTACCAATAAAGTCATCTTCAGATAATTCCGATTCATAAAAATCCTCAACGGCTACACTGCCATACATTTCACCGACCGCTGATCCACCTGTTCCCGGTGGTGATTTATCACCTGATAATATTTCACCCATTTCGCCTGAAAATGATTTAATTATTTCTTCTGCAGAAGGGGTGTTTGTTGTTGAAGTATCCTTTTCAGCACCAGTCCTACCGTTAGCGAAATCTTTTCCAATAGTATCTGCTTTTGTTGCAGGTTCTGCTGTTGGTGGAGTTTCCTCCTTTTCTGGCACCGAGCCATCTAATTCAGTATGTGTACCTGCAGCAATTCCTGCATCTTTGTTTTCTTGAGATTTAAAATCTGTTTTCAATCCACTTGCAATGTTTATAGCTGTATAAGCACTATCTTCATTTAATTCACCATCATCTTCAGTTTCTTCCTCATCATAATCAGGATGTATTTTTGCTGATACTGCTGTTTGATTTTTACCAACTTTGATTCCGGAATCGTGATCTCCATGTAAAACAAAGTTAGTAGGTGTTTTATTAACACTCTCTACTATATAATCTATAAATTCACTATCTAATTCGAAATCTTCCCTCAAAATTGTTTTAAGGGCTTTAATAGCTACTTCTGATTTAGGGTTTTTTAATTCAGTTCCTGCTTCAACCCACCATAACCGTATAATCTCTTTAAGGAAATCTTTCATATTGCTTACTTTTTACTGTTTATATCAACGGAAACCATATCTGAATACGTTATTCCGATTTCTACCTTTGATGGGAATCCATTCCCTTCTATAAGTAGTTTTAAATCTTTTATTAACCCAATTTCTGTAGGGTGTATGTCCAATAAATATGAATCATAAGTGTATAACACCATTTTAGACTTCATATCTTTTAAATACTCCATCATTTTTTTAAGTATCACCATATTCAACTCAGTTTCAGTTGCCTGTAAAACATAATTAAATAGTTTATTAGCGTTCATATCATTTAAATTCGTTTTAAGGAGCTTTCTTCCCATTGGGGTTGTTATATACCCATTACGTGTGAACTCCATCCACAACCTATCTATTTTGTGTGATACATTCTTAAATAAAGGTATATGTA